TGGTAAGACAACTATTATTCAGGCACTAATTCTCGCCTGGTTAGTTGAGATGCCAAAGATACGTGGACAGAAACAAACCATTGTTTCAGGTGCTCACCGATTGGATTTGGCTTGCTTGTTGTTTGATGATCTTGCACCAATTCTTGAAGAGTATTACGGCGCCAAGATCGTTAAGTCGTACGGCCGTTATCAGGCCACGATGCCAGACGGCAGCAAGTGGTGGGTGAAGGCGTTGAAGCCCAATCAAGGTCACGGTATGTCAATTGACTTATGTGTGGTGGACGAATTATTTGATGTCAACCCCGATTCCGTTGAAGGGGGGCTCTTGCCGGCACAGCGCGCTAGGAAAAATCCGTTGGCGTGTTTCTTCAGCACAGCTGGCACCGAAGAATCCGTGTTGTTCGCGCGCTGGAGAGAAGCGGGCATTCGAGCAATTGACAAAGGAACACCGTCCACGATGTATATGGCGGAATGGTCGCCTGACCCGAGCCTTGACCCGCTGCATCCTGCGTCATGGGCGTGGGGTAATCCTGCACTCGGTTACACGTTGGACATGGACACAATTAGACAAGAATCAACAAACCCCGATCGGGCAAGTTTCTTACGGGCCAGTCTTAACCTTTGGGTCAGCGTTGTGCGCGGGTGGATTGAGCCAGGGCGTTGGCCGTCTTTGGAATACACAGGTGACATACCTAGCGGTGGGGTCGTGGCGATTGAGTCTTCGCTGGACGACTCCCGATACAGCGCGACTAGATGCGTGAACCTGTCAGACGGTCGGGTGCTTGTCACCGTGGCATTTATCGCCGAGTCAATTACAGAGCTGTGGGAAAACGTGCAGGAACTTGCCAAAGACCCCACAATCAGGTTTGCCCTGTCGCCGACCGTGGACGCAACCTGCCCACCGAACATCGAGCGCCGCCGTGTCGTCGTGGGCTATGCCGAACTAGGACGCTTTACACCGCTTGCCAAAAACATGATTGCCGAAGCACGCTTACTGCACACAGGAGAAAAACTGCTTGCCGAACACGTCCAGCGCGCCGTTGCTGTTCGCACCGACAACACAATCGTGCTATCAAGCAAGCGATCACCTGGGCCAATTGAGTTAGCGCGAACAATGGTCTGGGGTATTGGCATGTGTGCCCGTCCAGTCAATTCAGGTAAACCCATGCTGGTGGCCGTTAACCAGTAACATTCTCGTCGGCGACCGCACGTTCTTGCCTTTTGTCGGAATCGGATAAGTCTCGTGCGGTTGCCACTTATATGGCAAAGTAGGAACATGGGATTATTTGATCGCAAAATAAGCAAGGCAGCAATTAGCCCTGCGCCAACTAAAGCGGCTGCAGCTGGTGGCTTTGCGCCTGGTTACTCGTCGTCAAATGTTGGCGTCAACATGATCGGCCAGTACTACACCTACCGCGAAGGCGAACAACGCAACCTTGCAATGAGTGTTCCGACAATTGCACGTGCAAGAAATCTAATGGCGTCAACTATCGGCTCAATGCCATTGCGAATGTACAAAGAAGTCTGGAACGAAACCGAACGAAAAATGGAAAAGGAATATCTTGCTCCGCGTTCTTGGTTGCGCCGACCAGACCCAAATGTTCCGTTTCAATTTCTCATGAGCTTCACTCTGGACGATTTAATGATGTTCGGTAGAGCTTTTTGGTACGTTTCCAGTCGTTATGCCGACGGCCTGCCTGCGACTATGACGAGGTTGCCTGCCGGCAGCGTGACCACGACTGATCAGTCAGGTCCCGTCTGGTTTGCCCCGTCTTCACAAGTGTATTTTCAAGGCGGAGAAATTGACCCAGCAAACTTGATTCAATTCTTGTCACCAGCGCAAGGTTTGATTTATTCATCGCAAAGCGCTATTGAAACCGCGCTCAAACTTGAAGCAGCGCGCAATCGCAATGCGAGCTCATCAATTCCAGCGGGCGTCTTGAAACAAACTGGTGGTGAACCGTTAAGCGCGCAAGAACTTGCTGATCTTGCATCGGCGTTTAATGCGGCGCGCGCAACTAATCAGACCGCCGCGCTAAATGAGTATTTGTCTTACACAGAAACCAATTCAACACCTGACAAAATGCTGTTGATTGAAGCATCTCAATACCAAAGTCTTGAGATGTCCAGAATCGCATCCGTCCCCCCTTACCTCGTCGGCGTAGCGACTGGCGCGTACTCATACCAATCCTCACAGCAGGCTCGAGCAGACCTTTATTTGTTTGGCGTGAAATTGTATGCAGACGCAATTGCTGGCGCGCTATCAATGGACAATGTTCTCCCACGCGGTACCTACTGCGAATTTGACGCAAGTGATTATCTTGAGGAGAACTTTATGGCCGATCGCATGGACGATGAAGAAACAATTATAGAAGAAAACACACAAGAGGAGATCGCATCATGATCAAATTAATTGCAGGAGATTTTACGGTTGACGCCGCAATCGGCGAAGCACCAAAGCGCACGATCTCTGGAACCGCAGTTCCGTACAACGTGCCGGCAACAGTTTCGGATGGCACAGCTGTGATCTTTCGCCCAGGCTCATTGCCAGTTGAAGGAAAAGCGCCACGCCTGTTTATGTACCACGATGCCAGCCAACCAGTAGGCGTTGTCACCGAGCGCGTGGACACCGAAGAAGGCATGATGTTCAGCGCCAAGATCAGCGCAACGACGCTTGGCAATGACGCTTTGGTCATGGCCTTGGACGGCACCATTGACCAAGTATCGGTTGGCGTAAACCCAACCAAGTTCTCGTATGACGAAGAAGGAACAATGATCATTGAGTCAGCCGACTGGATGGAATTGTCCCTAGTTCCGATCGGCGCTTTTGGCGATGCCGCAAACATCACCAAAGTCGCAGCGAGTATCCACCAAGAGCCAGAAGAAGTAGTGTTAAATGAAGAAGTAACCCCAGTAGAGGAGAAATCAGAAATGTCAGAAGTAACCGCACCAGCAGTCGAGGCAACAATCCCTACTGCACCAATTTTTGCACAGGCTAAAAAAGAATTCGTCTTGCCAAGCGCAGGCGAGTTCATGGCCGCTTATCACATCGGTGGCGACACGTTTGCAAACATGAACAAGGCTGTTGCTGAATACACAGCATCAAAGAAAACCGCATTGCAAGCAGCTGCAGGTGATGTGCTTACGACCGATACACCTGGTCTTTTGCCAGTTCCAGTTCTTGGACCTTTGGTGCAGGATCTAAATTTCATCAGGCCTACCGTGGAAGCACTTGGCGCACGCGCTTATCCAGATGGCGGACAATCAAAAACTTTTATTCGTCCAACCATTACCACGCACACAAGCGTTGCATCACAGGCAAACGAACTTGGCGCAGTATCAGCAACCACAATGGTCATTGCCTCAAATTCGGTTACCAAGACAACACTTGCAGGCCAAGTAACTTTGTCAGCACAAGACATGGATTTCACTTCACCAAGTGCAATGCAGTTGATCTTGAATGACTTGATGGGCGAATACATGATCGCATCGGACAACCTTGCAGCAGACAACCTGCTTGCCGCTGCAAACTCGTCAGGCGTATGGGACGGAACTCCAGAAGACTTCCTAAAGTCCGTTTACGATGCAGCCAATGACGTGTCAAGCGGTCGTAACTGGATGCCGACACACATGTTCGTTTCCGTTGACGTATGGGCACAGCTCGGACAACTTGTGGACTCAAGCAAGCGTCCATTGTTCCCATTCATCGGAGCAGGCCTCACAGGTCAGAACGCACTTGGCAACGCATCTGCAACATCATGGAACGGCAACCCAATCGGATTGCAACTTGTAGTTGACAGCAACTTCGCTGCCAAGACCATGATCATTACCCGTGTTGGTCAAGGCCAAGGCGACGCATTCGAGTTCTACGAATCAATCCGTGGCCTCATGAGCGTTGAACAGCCGTCAGTTTTGGGTCGTCAATTCTCATTCCATGGATACGTCAGCACCTTTGCTGCAATCGGTGGCATGATTCGCAAGATCACCCAGGCTTAGTAGAAAGGCGGCTTAACCGCCATGGCTACTTACACAGTTACTAACAAGTACCTGATTGACAACTTTGCCGTACTGCAACTCCTGACCCCCAGCGAGATTGCAGTCGGCAGTTCAATCATTCTTCTC